GCTCCAGCTAATCAGCCGGAACGAAGATAAGCTGTTGGCAACCATGACAGATGAGCAGAAGGATTTGTTTACCAAGTATGCAGATTGCGTCAGGGAATATCAGGTCATGGCAGAGTGCCTTCTGTTCCAGAACAGCTTCCGCTTGGGCGGCAGAATGATGCTGGAAGTGATGAGGGGCGGTATTGGGAATGAATGAGTATGTCGAGATCCTGAAACGCCATGTGGCAGAGAATCCGCCCAACTACGGCAGCGATGCCCACTCCATCCTGGAGATGCTCTTCAACTATTACCACGAATGCAATAACACCGACAATGATGCAGTGAAGGCAGCCTTTGAGGATCTGTACCAGCGGATGCACGGTATGTCTCTCCGAGAGATGGATCGGATCGTGGATGCCGTCTGCACCCTCTGCCGGGAACATGAGAAGGCTGGGTTCGTGGAGGGAGTGAAGGTAGGGACAAGCCTGCGTAATGAAATATGATTATAGGCCCACATCTTATTGCTGGTACGATTGCGAGGTGTGGGCCTATGTTATTCGATTGAAAGTTTCCTGCGAAAATTATAGTAGATTAATTCGTTTTTTGCAGTATAATCTATATTAACAAGGGTTAATGGGGTGAATAGTATGATGGATGACCTTTTAGAAAAACTGATTTCCCAATTACCTGCATCACCAACGGTGCTGGACAAAACCAATGTTAAGAAAATACACGAATATATTCCTGTTCCGACAGATTATAAAATCATATGGGCAGATATATCAAGTTTTGGGGGATATCCCGCTGGTGTTGTAATCACTGACCGTGGATTGATTGTAAAAGCCACACGCGCTGAAGTTAAGCATAATAATGACCTGGTTATAGAACAGGAAAAAGATAAAGGACCCAAGGAAAAGGTCAAGCCTATAAAAGTATTCTATCATATTATCCCGTGGGAATACTACTCCCCGGATGACTATGAAGTAGTTGCTTTTGATGCGGGGAGAGGGAAAACAAGATATACTTTGAAAGCGGGCAGTACAGAGCTTGCTCAATTTAAAAGTGCCGCTTTGTTTCAGATGTTTCGAAAATATAAAAAACTGGTTATTGAGCAACGGGAAATCGCTGAAGCTACGGTTGAAAACTCAACCTTTAGTGCGATCAACTCTGTCAATGTTGAGGGCGTTATGTTCAATGCCGCATATGGTGCCGATCAAACCAAGACCGGACATGGAATATATGCAGAAGAAGCTGGCACAATTTTGGATCGCTTAGCTGGAGAGCAAGCAACCGTTGTTGGACGGGATAATGCAAAAAATGGCCCCGACAAAATCGTAGAAGCCTCTCCCATCCAATGTAAATACTGCAAAACTGCATACTCTTCTGTCAACTCTTGTTTCAAAAGTGACCCGTCAACAGGTACGAAAACATTCCGCTATTATGATTTGTCCGGAAATGCAATGAAAATCGAGGTTCCGGCGGATCAATATTCGCAGGCAATTGAATACATGAAATCCAGGATCAGTAGCGGGCAGGTACCTGGGGTTTCTGATCCCAATATGGCATATGACATTATCCGGAAAGGAAAACTCACCTATAACCAGGCGCTCAATCTTGCAAAAGCAGGAACAATTGAGTCCATTACATTCGATGTGGCTACTGGTGCGGTAACTTGTTTGTCTGCATTTGGTATATCTGCTGTTGCTGCGTTTGCCCAGGTTTTTTGGGTAACGAAGGATTATAAAAAGGCGGCAAAAAGCGCGCTGTATACAGGCCTTCAAGTCTATGGCCTTTCTTTTGCGGGTGGTATCATTGCTTCCCAGATTTCTCGTACCAGTTTTGCAGCTTCTATAAATCCTTTGGCATCAGAAATAAGCAAGAGTTTGAACCCAAAGCTTGTGCAAGAAATAGTAAATGCATTTAGAGCCCTGGCTGGAAAAAAGGCGATTTATGGAGCCGCTGCACAGAAGAGTTTTGCTAAATTCTTAGGCTCAACTGCAATAACCCAAGGAATCATGTTTTTTGTATTTACCCTACCTGATACATATAAAGCAATTACCGGGAAAATATCAGGTTCACAGTATTGGAAAAATATGACCTCGCTTTCCGCTTCGTTCCTGTGCAGTATAGTGGGTACTACAGCAGCTGGCGCAGTGATTGGTAAGACGATTGGTGAAAAGGTAGGCAAAAAAGTCGGCTCAGCAATTGGTCTTGGTGTTGGCGTTGTTTGTGGTGCTCTTGGAGGAGCAGGTGCAAAGGCAATCGGAAACCTTCTGCACGAAGATGATGCAATTATTACTGCCCGTCTCTTTAATGCAGTCTTGCTCAATCAGTTTATTGACTATATGCTGACACCCGAAGAACAGGATCAGATCATATCCGTACTCAATGATGACGAAAAGAAAATACGGGAATTACAGCAAAGCCTTCTGAAATCCGATCATCAGGAGAAGGATGTTGTAGAATATCTTGAGCCGAGTATCCGTAAGGTTATTAGAAAACGCCATGTGATTGGAGTTAAAGAAGAAGCAGAAATGGGAAGCTCCATTAGTAATATTGTGCTGGAAGGAGAACTTGCATATGGTGTGTGATTGCTGTGGTCGAAAGAAAAAGCTATTCGAATCTTTTGCTGCTGTACAGACGAAGAATGGGCAGCTTAACTTCTGCGTTGAATGTAATGATTTAGCGTATAAAGTTCGTGATGATGCAAATGCAATGAACAAGGACGCATATATTCAGCATTTAGACCAATGGAAAAAGCGCACCAAGAAACCAACAGAGAAATTTATCGCTTGGCAAAAGACATTCCTTGCCCCTCTGGAAAAGAAGCTTAGCACATCCGATAAATAAGAAAAGGACTCAGGTCAGCAGAATTACATCTGCCAGCCTGAGTCCTTTTTCATATATTTTCATAACATTGTTACGATTTCCGTGCCGTCGGTGAAGGTGAAGACGATCCGCTCATCGCTGTACACCGTCACATGGTTCACCAGGGTGTGCCAGAGAGTTTCGTTGAACTCCATGGGGATCTGGGGCAATTCTGCCAGGCGGAAGAGAATACCGCTGAAGGTGATGGCAGTGGCTTCCATCTGCTTACGCCGATCCAGCAGCGCCTCGTAACCAGCCTTGGTGGATTCATACCGTTGGGACAGTTCCGTGTATTGGGTCTGGTATTCCAGCTCCGTCAGGGAGGCGGAGGCATTCATCATCACGCAGTTGCGGATCATGCCGGAGAGCAGCTCCAGCTCGGCTTCCTTTTCTTCGATGTCCGCATCGATGAAGTCCGTGCAGGACATAGTGCGGTGGACTGACCGCAGTCCCTCGATCCGCTCCTCCGGATCGGCCATGTATTCACTGGCGGCCTGGAGAAACCGCTCCTTCAGAGTTTCCTCGTCAACATGGGGCGTGGTGCATTTCGTCTCATTCTTGAATTTCCGGTTGCACTGCCAGATTACCCGGCGGTACTTGCTGTTGGAGTGCCAAATCTTGGAGCCGTACACACCGCCGCAGTCGCCGCAGATGACCTTGCCGGAGAAGTGAGTGAAGCAGTCATGCCGCCGCCCCAGCTTCTTCCGCCGGGCAACCTCCACCTGAACGGCTTCCCATTCGGAAGGATCAATAATAGCCGGGTGGCTGCACTCCACATAGTACTGGGGGACTTCACCCTCGTTGACCTTCATGGTTTTGGTGAGAAAATCCACCGTGTAGGTCTTCTGCAGGAGTGCCGAGCCCTTGTATTTTTCGTTGGTGAGAATGCTGTTGACGGTCTGCGACTGCCACTTGGTTTTGCCGCCGGGAGTTGGAATGCCTTCCGATTCCAGCAGCTTGCAGATGTAGCCGATGGTTTTTCCAGCCATGAACAGCCGGTAGATTTTCCGGACAACCTCGGCCTGCTCCGGTACGATCTCCGGCAATCCGTCAGGCCCCTTGCGGTATCCCAGAAAGCAACTGTAAGGCATACTGACCTTGCCGTCGGCGAACCGCTTCCGCTGACCCCAGGTGACATTCTCCGAGATGGATCGGCTCTCCTCCTGGGCCAGACTGGACATAATGGTAATCAGCAACTCTCCCTTGCTGTCCAAAGTGTAGATATTCTCCTTTTCAAAGTAGACCTCCACACCCTTTTCTTTCAGTTTGCGGACAGTGGTCAAGCTATCGACCGTATTTCGGGCAAAGCGGCTGACACTCTTGGTCACGATCAGGTCGATCCTGCCTGCCAAGGCATCGGAGATCATGCGGTTGAATCCTTCACGGTTCTTGGTACTGACACCGGAGATACCCTCGTCGGTGTATACATCCACGAACTCCCAGTTAGGATTGCGCTTGATATAGCTGGTGTAGTAGTCCACCTGGGCGGTGTAGCTGGTGAACTGTTCGTCGCTGTCGGTGGAAACCCGGGCATATCCCGCTACCCGCCGCTTCACATTAGCACTCTTGGGTGTGCCCGTATGGAGGTTCAGTGTGGCGGGGATCATGGTCACATTTTTTGCTTTAGGCATACTTCACATTCCTTTCTCTGGTTTTCTCCTTGGCGGCTGCTCGCATCTCAGGTGTCCAGCTGGTGGCTCTGGAGCGGCTTTGCCACTGTTTAACGGTTACGGTTCCGTCGGCGAGGATAAATTCCAGGGTGTTATCATTATGGGCTGTAACAGCCGTTATTTCGCCCGTGGTGGAAACAATAGCGGCGATCTCCATCAGTGTGGATTCGGGAATTGCCTTGGAGGGGCAGACGGCTTTGCCATGGGTGTTGTAGGTGCTGCAGATCCACACCGGGCCGCTGGCAGTTACCTTTCTGCGGTAATGCTTGCCACAATCGGCACAGGTGATCATGCCGCTGAAGGGGTATTTTTCGGAGGTCTGCTGCTTGCCGTATTTCTGCGCCCTGCGGTGCATTTCCAGTTGTACCGAGTTATAGGTGCCAATATCAATGATCGGCTCGTGGGTGTCGGTGGCATGGTACTGGGGCAGCTGACCGTGGTTGACCAGGGTACGCTTGGTCAGGTGGTTTTCCCGGTACTTGGTTTGGAGCAGAAGATTTCCGGTGTAGGTGTAGTTCTTGAGAACCCGTGTAATGGCACTCTTGTGCCAGGTGAACCCCTGCTGAGTAAGTATGCCTTCCTTGTTCAGCCGCTTCATGATGGCGGTGACACCCTTGCCGTCCAGGAAGTCCGCATAGATGGATTGGACAATTTCAGCCTCCTCCGGAACTACGATGTACTGTCCATCTTTGTAACGGTAGCCCAGCATGAAGCCACGCCAGGGTTGTCCGTTTTCAAAGTTCTGCCGTACCCGCCACTTCTGGTTTTCGCTGGCGGAAAGGCTCTCCTCCTGGGCATATGATGCCAGAATGGAAAGCATCAGTTCGCCGTCATCGGTTCCGGTATCAACATTTTGTTCCTCAAAGTACACGCTGATGCCGAGGTTTTTCAGTTCCCGGACGGTTTCCAGCAGGGTCACGGTATTCCGGGCCATCCGGGAAATGGACTTAGTTACGATGTGGTCGATCTTCCCGGCTTTGCAGTCGGCGAGCAGCTGCTGGAACTGCTCCCGGCTGTCTTTGGTGCCGGTCTTGGCCTCATCGGCATAGACACCCACATACTCCCATCCGGGGTGGCGGCGAATGTAATTGCTGTAGTATTCCACCTGGGCAGCCAGAGAGTGGAGCATGGCATCCTTTCCGCTGGACACGCGGGCATATGCCGCCACCCGCTTCAGCTTGGGCTGCCTGGGCGGAAATTTGACTTTTTGTACGGTTCTTTCCACAAAAGATCCTCCTTTGTATCAATTTGGGGTACTGTATATTCGCTCTTTCCGGATGGTATAGCAAGTGTGTAAATCTACCGAAAAATGCTGTTCCGGTTCAGGTTATATCGACAAGCCAGCACGGCCTTGGCGGTTTCATAGTCGTCTTCGGACAGTTCGCCGTCATGCAACAGTTTGTCCAGAACCGCCAGGGCGACCTGATACCGGATGCGATTCTGCTGGGGCGTGGAAGCGTGCGATGAGATAACAGTCCCGGCTGCAGTATTTACGATTTTGGTTTCCATAGCTTTCGAACTCCTTTCCGCAATGAGCGCATACGAGGGTGTAATAGGTTTTCTTCTGAACCTGCTCCCGGTGGCTGTTCCACCATGCCATACGGCACTTATCGGAGCAGAAGTGTTTTACCTTCCGGCCCACAGGTTGCGCCATGATTTTGCCGCAATTCCGGCAAGGCTTGCCGCCGTAGAATTCCGGGTGGCGGCGAATGTGGGCACGGATGGTACTGGACGGGATGCCCAGCACCAGAGAGATTTCGGTGGTATTCTTCCCTTGCTGGAGCATCTCGGAGATGGTTTTGATATCTTGCTTTTTCATGGATATATTCCTCCTCCCATCTGAGTTGCCTGGGGATAAGGTGGCCCCCGAAGGAGCCACCCTCCCGGATTGATTAAGCGGACTTCACTTTCAGCATCTTCACAGCATCGGGATAAACCAGCTTGGCATCCACCCGCTCGGAGGTAATAAAGGCTACCTGGCCACGGTCAGCATAACGCTCCACCAGACGCTTGATCACACGCTTGCCCCGGTCGCCGATCCAGTAGTTGCTGAAGTCGCCAAACATCACAGGAATGCTGCCGGGAGCGACATCATCCATGGCCTTACAAACGTAGATGGGATACCCGAACAGCCGCACAGGCTCACCATCTTTCAGATTCTGACGCCACACACCCTGGCCGTTGTAATGGGTGATTCTGCGGAGCTTATGATAGGCATCTTCGGACACCAGCCAGGCAGCATTTTGCCGGTATGCAGCACTCACCGCGTGCTCCAGATCGACCATATCATCCATGCTGATATCGCCCGCGTTTTCGGATACGGCACCAACGGAAGCCTGATAAATCAGACCCAGGGGCTTGCCGTTACCGTCACCACGGATGAAGGCCTCCTCTTCTGCCTTGCCGATGCGCTCACTG